TGCCATGTTCTGATATTCTACAGAAATCTCTTAGATCCTCAGAGTTATTGATTAATGCCCACTTAATAATAGATCGATCTTCATCATCCATTTCTGCTAATTGATCTGAGATTCTTGCTTCATCTGGTATGCAATTACTTATAGCATTCATTTCAGAGAATGAGCAAGCTTCATTAACACGTAATACTTCCTTAATGGCACTTTTACCTTGAAGTCTTCCGAATGTTAACATTTGGCTGACCCGACTGCTACCATACTTATCTTTTAGATATGCAATAATGTCATCACGCTTAGTACCCGGAACATCTATATCAATATCCGGTAGAGATATATGATCAGCACTATTTCGTCCAGCATTATAAAATCGTGCAAATAGAAGGTCGAACTCTATTGGGTCAATCTTTGTTATACCAATTAAATATGAGATTAAACAACCTGCGGCAGATCCTCTACCGGGACCAGATAGCCAACCCATATCATTAACGTGCTTGATAATATCACGAACAATAAGAAAATATCCGAATAGATTAGCATCTTTAATAACATCAAATTCTTCCTTGAATCTACTCAAATACTTCTGCTTGTCTTCTTCGTTTGATACCTTATTTTGATCTATTAATATTTTCTTCCAGCCAATACGACATAGTTCCTTGAGATAATCTTCTTCTGATGCCCCTTTTGGACATTCAAATTTAGGTAGCATTGGCTTGCTAAGAATATCATAGTCTTCGCACTGGTCATAAATCTCTTTTAGTTTAGATGAATCTAAACCCTTAGATTCGTCCTTGTCTTTAATATAAAAAGAGTCTTGCATAAAATATACTAATTTATCCATATGCTCTTCTGGATATTTTGAGTCTATATTTATTCCTCCGCGATTGTCTGGTCTAATACACTTCTTTATTTTAGGTAGTGTAGTCTTCATATCAGAACATAATAGTATTCTGTGAAGTTTGGCATCTTCTCTATTAGTGTAATAACTAATAGGCATTGATTGGGTAGGAGCATTATAGACACTGATCAAATTTTTACTAACATTTGTATTGTCATATTGCTCTGGCAACTTACCATTTTCATCCAGTGATGAAACCATTTCAATTAACTCGTACCACCCATCTTTATTCTTGGCAAAAAGTATAGCAAAATCAAATGAGCATCCAATGATGGGCTTTATACCCTGCTTTTTGCAGGCTTTATAAAAGGCAACTGCACCAGATAATGTCTTGTAATCACAAATGCCACATGCTGGATATCCATTATCCTTGCACTTTTTGGCCAATTCTTCTGGCTTAGAATAACCTTTAAGCAAACTATAATGGGTATAATTCTTCAACGGGAACCAATTCATATATGTCCTTATTCAAAGTTACCTAGCAACACAAACTATTATACCCGCTAGCGGGCAATTTTTCAATTATCGACTATATCATTGTTTTTCCAAATTCTATATAATATACCTTTACTTTTATTTATTGATAGACCAGATTTTTTTGAATATTCACAAATAATGTCTTGTTTTTTTCTTTTAGTTTTGTTTGGAATAGAATTAAATATTTCTAATTGTTTCTTTTTAGTTAAACCTATATACTCTGGTTTATATAATCTTATCCAATCTTTAAATTTAGATCTAGATACACCATGTTTATTTGCAAAACTTTGTTGTGATTCTAAGGGATTTTTTGCCCATAATTCTATTAAATCTATTATCTCATTATATGGTTTGGTTAAATTTCTGTCTCTATTAGCTAACTTAATGTTTATATCTTTATTAATTTTTTTAAGAGCTTTTGATATTTTACGTTTTGTCTCTTCAGTTTTGGATGCGTGACATATAGAAAGATCGTCGCTAGACGATAATATATTTGTTAATATCCCGCCATCATTTTTTTTACCAAACCATCTGATTAAAAATTCTTCTCTTTCTTTTGCTTCTTTTATATTGTCAGTTGACCATAATATCTTTAATTCAAAATCATATTTAGCTATTATATTTAATTTATACGGATTTGATTTTTCTCTTTTATGATTTTTAAATCTATGGTATAAATTTTTATTACTACTTGATATACCTACATAAAACAAATTTTCATCTATAGTATTTGTGCAATAAGTTGTATTTTTTTTGTATAATCCATAAATATAGTTCATAATGGTGATCCTCCATTACATTATACACAAAAATAAAGGATCACCAAAAATAACTTATATTAATCCTGTACTGGTGTAGACGCTCTCCACTGTAAACAGCTCCAATATTTTGCTTTCCATTTTGGGCCAGGATTTTTGTCACATCCGTGCCTAGCCCTAAAACTTTTACGCCTATCTGGATCATCTCTCTTAATTTTCATATCTGGACTACCAAACCTTACTATAACAACATTTCCACTCTCATTTTTGACGTATACTGCAAACTTTTTAGGACCATTAGAAGTTCTAAATGGTTTATTAAGAGTAACTTTTCTTCCTTGGTACTCGCTGGCTTCTCCCATATACATTAGAGTTCTTCCATCTTTCTCATAATAACCTTTTCGTCTATAATTATAGATTTCTCCGGTCTTTGGATCTTGATATTCATAAGCACCCTCTTCAGTTTCCATTTCTGGCTCTTCTGTTTCAACTTCTGAAGGCTCTTCTACTTCATCTTCTTCATCTGTATATTCGTCTTCATACTTACCGGGTTCATAATACTTAACAAAGTCATATACATTTTGCACATAAATTTCTGCCTTTGAAATCATGTCCTTAGTCCAATCTTGGAATTCTACTGATAATTGCATAACCTTTAATTTTGTGACTATTTCCATAAGCTGGTCGTGCATTTTTTGTATTTGCTCAAGGGCCATTTCATCACCGCCATCAGATTGAGCCTTTTTCCAAGCTTCTGGATCTGGACGATCTTTATCGCCCCTTTTTGCTGGCTTATAGTTTTTACCTTCACGTTCTTTTTTCTTGCGTATATTTTCCCATAATCCGGGTTTTTCTGCTGCAATATCATACTCTTCTACTTCTTCGCCAAAGTCTTCATATTCTGCTTGAGTTGGGATATAAAAATTTTCTTCTGTGATTTCTTCTTCGTATCCGTAATTTTCCATTTGCAATTTAAAATCAGCCGCTTCTACGCATCCACAATCTGCTGTGGCTTGACTAATGCAAATTGCCACTCTTTGAGAATTATCTGGATATTCTTTTTTCATAGTATCGCTACTCATGCATCGTGCTACAAATTTATTCTTATCTTCATCTTTATTTCTTTTAGGAAGTGGCATAATTGTCTCCAAGTATTAGTTTTTTAGCGTCGTTAAAAATGTTATCTAAGCTTTCTCTAGGTATTCTATTTCTAAAATAATTATATGCACCCAATACCATTATATCATTTGGATCTTTAGTTATTTCTAACCATCCAATGAAATAATTCCAAATCCTGTCCTCTAAGACTAGTCTATATTTAACACCTTCTGGTCTACCAAACCTATGTAACCATCCTAGTTGTGGTAAGCATATTGCCCGTCCACCATTTCTTCTAAATTTTTCGTGTATATATCCCTCTTCTCCACCAAACCCCTTAAAGTGCTTATTAAAACCTAGCCAATTTTTTGTTTCGCATGAAAAAAGGCCAAGTCCCATCATTGGTATATCAAAGGGTTCTCCCTTTTCGTAAGCTTCTGTATTTGTCCCCCATGTTCCAAACATATCCCCACGCCAAGCAGGATCAAATTGAGTTGAATAACTAACTTGATCATCATATATCATTGGTCCTTGTATTATATCTTTACAGTCTGGATTACTTTCATAATATTTTAATAGTGATTCTATTGCACCGGGCTTGATTAAAACGTGGCAGTCAATAGATATTGTATATTTACCAGATGAGTTAGAAAATATTTCATTTCTTACCGCTGTGCTGGCCTTTTCCTCGTATGGTATATACTTTACATAATTTCTTAGCCATCCAGATACATCCTTTACAGCCTGACCGTGTTTTCCAGTTGGATTATTGTCTATAATTATTATCTCATAGTCAATATTTTTTAGTATCTCTTGGTACATTACTAACGATTGAGTGGTAAAATACACTCCATCAAAATCGTCATATGTAGCCATTCCTATTGTAAGTAATTTACTCATATTTCCTTTTCTCAACCGGGAGCAGAATAGAATCCAATATCAAATCCTGACCTTGTACAATCCTTTATGGTTTGTTCCATACCATTAGTTTTTATGCTATTCTCTATATATATACACATGTTCTGGTCGGTTTCGGGCCACTTGTTTTTGCAATAATGGCACAATTTAGTGCATTTCCAGTTCTCTCTATTGGGCGAAATTGGCTGTGGTTTTTCATTCTTTTTGATGTCTAGAAACCTTTCCTTTAGCATCTCCAAGAACCTTTTTTCATCAGCTTTATCAAAACACATCGAAAATGGACCACCATCCTTAATAAAAAAGATACTCATTATTGACTGCTTGTACTGGGGGAAGAGCTTAGAAATTGCATAATTATATAGCAATAACTGAGGATCTGAACATAGCTTACCATATGTCTTTTCCTCGCCGGTTGCCCAATCTAGCCTACGACCTGTCTTCCAATCTATTACTTCAATAATACCTTCTTCTGTTTCTGTTACTAAGTCAATAGTACCCTTAATAGCAAGCTGCCCTTTTATCTTTTGACCATTTACTTCATACTCATAGAAAGCCCAATCTTCATCGATTGGTATATCAAAGTGAGGCTCTGCCGCCACTATTTTCCTTAGTCTTGGATCAAACTGACCATTGTTATATCTAACAGCGTCAAAACACATTTTTAAACAATCTTCTCTATCTTTTTTGGTAAATTTATTATGAGAAGATCTATTAGAATAATAATCAAAACTAAGATTTAAAAGTTTATCTATTATCTTATCTGTCAAAAATTCATTTTTATCAATGATAATAGACCCTAAAGCATCATCTTGAAATTGTATTTTTTTGATCTTTAGATTTTGTTGAATTTTTTCTTTGGTTTTAGCTAATATTTCCATAACCTTGTGGACAATAGTACCCATATCTGCACGTTTACCAGACGGTTGATTAAATCCTAAGTTATAAGTAATAAAATAACTCATTTGACAATATTCATATTGGTTATATGAAGAACTTCTAATATAAGTACATAACATTTATTGTTCCTTTGTTATTAATTTGCATAGCTCTATAAATCTCTCTTGACTTAATTCCCACTTCATTTTATTTATATCTTTGTGTAACCACTGGATATTGTCTGTCGTATACCCTAGATCACTGTTTATTCTGTCTAATGATGCGGTTTGTACTGTTGGTTTTTCTCCAAACTTTGGGAATTGTAATTCTAATCCAGACAAAGAACATTTTCTATTTTGCATTTTAAATTGTTGCCATAGATCATCAACAGTAATTTGAAAATTAATCTTTCTTTTTTTCGCTCCATGCTTTAATGAATAAAAATACCTTGCTGGTATAGTGTGATGTTTTCTATTATTTTCTATTGCTATTTGGAATTTTGAACTTTTAGTGTGTTCTCTCTCTGTAATTCCATGTTTTTCTAGAGCCTTTTTTACTATAGCTTTTCTTTGAAATCCTGCAAGTATAGCTACGTCTTTTAGACTTAAATTTTGTTTGATATAATACTCTTCAAGGAATTCTTTGGTCAATATTTTAGAACTATCTTTTAAGTTAGATCTATACAGGCCATATTTTTTTATATATTGACTTATTGAATTATGAGAATTGATATTGAATTCTTTAGCTATTTGGTTAATGCTCTTTCTTTGTTTAATATAATGCTCTTCAAGAAATTCTTTGGTTAAAAGATCTTTTGGTTTCATATTATGCTCCTTAGTGAAGGACTTTAGTACATAATATGTATACACATAAAATACTAATTTCTCCAAAAGGTATTATTCTTGAGTTCGTCACATAGAACTTCTAGTGTCATATTATGATTATCAATTACTGTATCAAAATTGTGCCAATCAAATCTGTCGCTATCTAATGATGATTCTGATTCAGAATCACTATTGAACATGTTCCTAGTTAATCTTATAACTATTCCGCCATTGTCCTTGATAGCCTTGACTTCGTTTGGGAATCTAACATCTGGAACAATAGCCAACTGAGAATCTTCATTTAGTATTTTGTTTATTGTTGCGTGTACCCAAGCATCTGACTTAACCCGTCTTATTATTTTAGTTCCAAAGTATTCTAAAAACTCTCTATGAGTCATATTTCCAGTTTTATTTGTTGGGGTTGGCATTTCTTCCCATAGAAATGGGGTATGTTCATTCTTTTGATCGTCAGTGCCATATACATTCTTAGAATTGAGTCCAAATAAATTAACTGACATGTCTTTCAAGTAATCTGCGAAATGGTACACCTTGACATAAGGCCACAATTCTTTTTCTGCATACTCAATAAAAATTGAGTCTTTTCTAGTAACATCAAATATTCCATATCCACTTGTTCCAGTTATATCCTGAGTATTTATTAGTAGGTTGCCATCGTCGCTGATAGCAAAATCATTAATCATAGACCTTTCTTTCAGCACTTGGCCATTAATATAATTCGCTACTGTGTTTTTACCAGACTGTTTTCTACCAGAAATCCCAATAATTTTAACCATTTATTGTTCCCCTAACCTGTGGTATGATAATATTCTGTATTTGTTCGACTCTCATCTCGCCAACGTCTTTGGTTGGTATTTTGGGGAAAGATAACTTATACATTCTACCCAATTGTCTTTGGAGTTGAACTTTTGCCTCTCGACCCGCTTGATCATTGTCTAGTAAGACTATTATATGAGTGAGGGGCATTTTAGACAGTTTTAATTCTTGTTCTTTGCTAAGATTCCTACCAAAAAGACTCATTGACTGAGTAATACCAGCTTCATATAGTCTCCAAACATCGCCCTGTCCTTCTACTAGAAATAATGATGATGTTTGTTTAACACTTTCTATAGCTCGGTGATAGTTATAAAAGAAATATCTCTTATCAAACCCCTTTGGGTCTAGAAGAAACTTTGGGCTTCTATATTCTTTTATAGACCTTGCTATACAAGCTATTACTTTATCGCCCGTATCATTATGAATGGGGACTACTGATCTTTCGTATAATTTTGATCCACGATCATAACAATCTCCAACATCAAAATGAACTAAAGTTTCTGGTTTGAATCCCCTAGATATAAAATATTGTGACGGTGTTTTTACGCATTCTTCTATTTCAATTGCTGGATAATTATCATCTAGTTTAACTTTAGAGTTTATTGTGTTTACTAGTTTATTAAAGTCATCTTCTTTTATTGGTTCTTTAACAATAGTTTTTTGAGATGAGCTTCTATCTTTTTTGATACCTAGAAAATCACACGCCCATTTTAGAGCATCAGAAAATTCAGCCTCTACTCCAATCTCCTTTGAAAGTGATCCTCTTATAACTCCAAATATATCATTCCTGTATTGTTGCTGACAATCTCTAGTCCAGCATTTCCATATGCCTTTATCTTTAGAGAATGAGAATGCTCTTGGGTTATCGCTGCCTTCGTGGACAGGACAATTACAATAGATGTTATCTCCCAAAACTTCGTATTTCATACCTAGTTTTGAGAATACTTCTTCTGATTGCTCGTTAAGACTATTCTTGATCTTCTGCAAGTCCATTAATTTTTAGCTTATCTAATGTATTCTGATCTACCATACCAGTATCTCCAACTGGTTGATTCTTAAATTCATTACGTGTTTTAAGTTCTCTTAACTTGGCGTGAGATCCCTGCATTACCATGTTGATATAATCACCATCGTCCAAACCTCCACCATGCCTTGAAACAATTGGCACAAGCTTCCTATTGCCAGCATTTGGCCCATCTTCTGCTAGTTCTTCTGGAGATTTGATTTTGAATATACTGAATGATGTACATAGCCAAATCAATCTGTCCGATCCAGAAACAGCGTCTGTGCTTTCTTTTGTTATGCCGTCACGGTTCAATTGTACAAAGGACAAGCATGGTATGTCAAGCTTGACGCAAAGATTATGTAGCGATGTAATCTGAAAACCAAGTGCTTGGTACTCTTGTATATTATTAGTAATAGAAGTGGATGACATTAACTTAAGATAATCATATATAATAAGACAGTTATTTGTCTTGCCATTATCACCCATCTTGACTTCTTGCATAACCCAACGTTTAATTAGGTTAAGTATTTGTTCAAATGGTTTTCCAGCAACGCTAACATAACTATAAGGTATAGACTCAATCTTTTCAATTGCTTCCATTACCTTGCGTCGTTTTTCTTCATCTTCTGTAAACTTACCAGTGGCTACTTCATTGATTGGAACTCCACTTATGTTTGCCAATAGTCTATTTAAATGATCTTCCTTACTCATTTCAGTATCTAACATCAATACTGGAACTCCACCAGAAGATACATTTAATGCTACATTATCAGCGAACACGCTTTTCCCAACTTTGGGTCGTGCTGATATTAAATCAACACACTTCCTTCGCAATCCACCGCCAATTGCTTCATCATACTTGTTGAAGCCGGTTGGAATGCCTATAATGTCACATTTATTTTCTTCTAGAAACTGTATATAATCTTTGGCATCCTTGCCAATCTTTTCTGGAAGATCGCCGCTATCATCTTCCCTTAAGAAATCAGTAACTGGATTCTCCAGTATTTGTATAATCTCATTTATAGACTCAGCACCAGTAACACTATCTACATCTTTATGAATTTTTGCAGTAAGACCTTTTATCTTACGTGCAAATTCAAACTTCTTCATCTGTATTGCAAAGCTAAACACATTATCTTTGTTGATTGGGAAGTCCATTAAAGACTTAATATACTTCAACTCTTGATCTGTGTTTATGCTTTCAGAAAGATTCAACTGATCTGCTGCCGACAGTATTGATGGTATATCTACTTTCTGATCGTTGAGAATAACCTTTTCAATGCACTTAAACAATATTTGATTATTCAAATGTCCGAAAGTATCTTGACTCACTACGTCAGATATAGCTACATATCCATCTATACCGTGCTGCAATAGTCCAGCTAAAACGGCTCTTTCTGATCCAATATCAGTTAGTTTAACTTCCATATTATTTGCCGGTGCATCGATTGCAACGGTAGTAATCTCCATGAACAAACTTGGGATCTTCCTTGAATGATTTTCCACAAACGTGGCACTCTACTTCTACTCTTTTATGTGGTTGACGGCGACGGGGTGTTCTCTCAAACTGTGGAGTTTCTACATCCTTAAACTCGCCTGTGTCTTTCCACTCGTTCTTTCTGGCTCTCACGGCTTCTTTTCTCCTAGTATTAGAATTACTATCCTGCTTAAAAACAGTAAAATCTTCATTCACGCTTGCAGGAGGCGTGGAAGATTGTATTTTCTTTATGCTTTCCTTTTTCACTTCTTTTGGAACGCTGGCTACGGTTGGACTATCACCAACTAGTGCTTTTAATAAAGCTTGCTTTTGCTCATCGTTAAGCATATTTATAAAATCGTTCATACTCATGATCGTTTACCTTTCTCAAGTAGTATATCGGCTTTTCTCTTTAGTTCAAATACTTTACCATCTAATGATTGTAGCCTAGCCTCTGCTACTTCTCTCATATTTTCTAGCGATGCAGCATATGAATTACTATTAGCTAATATGTGCTTCTTAGATTCGTGCTTAGTATACTGACCAAACTCTTGACTATTCTTAACAATTAGCTTTTCCATTTGATCATTGCACCAGTTCAATGCCACTTTATTCTTACTTATTTCGTCTTGAATGTAGGTAGCGTAACCATATAAAAGATATGCGGCATCAAATAGTTCTGTTTGTGTTAACTTCCTAAGTTGATCAGAGGACATATCTGCTACAAACAAATATTCTTCTCTAAAAGAAGAGAACTTTGTATTACTCAAATTTATATAGTCATTAATTGATGCTATATATTCTGCTAACTTATCAGATGCCTTTAATTCTTTGTCGCCACTCATCGTCGCTTTCTGAATATTTTAGGGTTATTAGTTCAATTCCATTCAACTCACACCAGTTTATCTTATCATCGTCACGAACTTGACCTTTTATGAAGTCTGCTTTGCTCCTATGAAAGAATGGATTGTACTCATAGTGCTGCTCTCCATGAACCTCAACCCCCAGTTTAATAGAAGGAATATAAAAGTCAAGGTACAGTACAGATTTTCTATGTAAGGCTGTGCTTCCCGGTAACTTTACTTCTTCTAGTATTCTATAACTATTGTAGATTTCTTTTAGTAAGTTTCTAGCCCGAATATGATATTTAGATCGCTTACGCTTGTCATCATTAAAAACATCATATCCAGTTAGATTCCACGCATATTCTTTACCATTTATGCCGGTAACTTTCAATGAAGCTCCTTTATCTTGTTATAAATAAATGATGAAATTGCTAGATTGCCATTCAAGAATTCTGCTACGTTGTTAACGCCTTGAAACTTAAAGAATCTTTCTATTTCGTCTGGAGTCTTGCCTATCTGGTTTTCTTCTAGCACCTTAGAAACAATGGGATTTTCTGGTTCATCTACGGCACACTGTATAGTATACCAAGCACCAGCCGCTTTGATAAGTCTAAACTCACAGGCAATCTGAATTATCTCTTGTACTTCGTCAACTCCAACCCCGTACTTAATCCAACTTTCTGCTGTACTATTTGGCCTACCGCCAGCGGTTGATGTTTTTATTACCCAGTTTGCTATCTGACCAACGTGTACACCAGTATCTTTTGGAACTTGCCACTTTCCGCGATGGGTGATCACCATGTTTGTACCGGCTTGATATTGTAACATGTTTCCACAATCTGCCAT